GGACTATCCCATGGTCGCAACTTTGTGACACCATCAGCACGCAAGAACTTGCATACACCGAGATGACCAAAGTGCGTATCGCTTACTAAAAATACACTTGGCATATACAACTCCTTTCATATTAAAAATGGAGGAGGGATGGTAGAATCGAACTCCAACCGCTTCCGCAGTCCAACTGTTTTCAAGACAGTGCTCAGCCCAGCTGAGATAACCCTCCATAATTTGGTACCCAATAGAGGAATCGAACCTCTACCTCTGCGTTCGTAGCACAGTATGATCATCCATTTCACCAATCGGGCATAAATCTGGTACATCGTGAGAGGATTGAACTCCCGACCTTCGCCTTGTAAGGGCATTGCTCTACCGCTGAGCTAACGATGCATATAATCTGGTGGAGACCGAGGAAATCGAATCCTTCTAGACACCCTCCTTGCAAGGGAGAGCCGTAGCCCACTACTGCCCCCAGAAAACATGGTCTCAGTGGAGTGAATCGAACACTCGAAATCTTGGTCCCAAACCAAGTGACATACCACTTGCCGACACTGAGATAAAACTTTGGCTCCGCATTTGAGAATCGAACTCAACTAACCACTGATTAACAGTCAGGTCCATGCACCTTGCTCGGATTTTACGGAATAGAAACTTGGTACCTAGAAGAAGAATTGAACTTCTGTCTATCGGTTATCAGCCGATTGCTCTACCATTGAGCTACCTAGGTATAAAACTTGGTGCAACCTGTAGGGATCGAACCTACTTCAATGGCTCTTCAGACCACCGCTATGACCACATCAGCTAAAGTTGCGCAATTTTCTTTGGGGTGACTAATGGGAGTTGAACCCATACGATCAGAATCACAATCTGAGATGCTACCGCTACATCATAGTCACACCAAAGAAAACTGGTAGGAGCACAGAGAATTGAACTCTGATTTATCGGTTAAAAGCCGATTACTTTACCATTAAGTTATACTCCCAAATACCAAACAGAAACAAACTGAGTAGGACTTGAACCTACATTGATGGCACGTGCTGTCCATTATCCTGATCATTAGACGACCAGTTTGTTTCTGTTTGGCACCCCGACTTGGAATCGAACCAAGGACGACGGAATCAAAATCCGTTGTGTTACCTCTACACCATCAGGGAACAGAATCCCAAATTTTTAAAGAACGAACCGCAATCATACTACGGTTGGAGATTAAAGTCAACCCCCAAAACAAAAAACCCCGAGAATTTCTTCATCGGGGTTTTGGGAAATAAAGTAATTAGTTACAATTTACTTTCCAAAACCCCCACTATCATACTCAATCGCTGAAACTAAAGAGTTAAACTGTGAGCGTGAGCATGTCCATCCTCTATTCATCGGAAGATGGTTTGCTATACGTTTTGAACAGTTTCTCAATTTCATAACTGAAATTATACCCTTTAATTAAATTAATGTCAAGCAAATAACCCTACTACTTGTAAGGTTTTTCACTCATCAATGTATTTAGACAAATTTTACCCGTAAAATGAATAAATGTCAACTATTTTTAAAAATTTTATACTGTGAAGCTAGAACCGCACCCACAAGTGTTTGCAGCATTTGGATTGGTTACTTTAAATGACGCACCCATAAGTTCTTCAACATAATCAACAGTCGCACCTTGTAGATATTGCATACTCATAACATCAACAAGGATCTTACCTAATTCCCAATCGTCTTCTTCTTTCGTCTCATCGAAATTGAAAACATAAGTGAACCCAGAACAACCACCACCCTTAACTGAGATTCGTAGATACGGTTCTGCTGAATCAACAAGAAGTTGTTCTATTTTTGAATTTGCTGTTTCCGTTACTGTTATCATTTTATTATTCCAATAAACCTATATTTAGTTCTTATCCCAGTGAAACCATTAACATCTCTAAGTGGATCTTCACCAACACTATCTATAAGATTCTGAATATCGCTTTTCCAAACATCACCAAACTCACTTTGAAACACAAACACATCGCCCTCATTCTGAAGAGCACTGGTTTGTTTATCGTTTTGAAACGTGTTTAAATTCCAATTTGGGTAGATAACCCCACGAATAAACTGTTCATAGAGAGTTCTCTTTTCCCAAGTTACTGGTTTGCTTCTATCAGTTATCATCTGCTTGTATATTGGATTAACCTCAACAAACTTCTTAAGCATATGTGCCTGCTTTATGATTATTTTTGCTGAGTTTGGGTGCCAATAAAATCGTTCAATGTTTAAATGTTTATAATCTTCATGCGTATCTGGTATTGTTGATATATGAAAGTTCGCTAACAAATCGACAAAAGTTACATACATATAATTGTTACTTGACACAATTACAGGTTTATCAACACCGAAGATATGCCCCAACTTTTTAACATTTGAGATTTTAACATGATCTGGCAAAGCCAACGTCTCAAACTTAGACATACTTTGTGGGTTTATAGAACCACCGACATAACTTAACCAATCATCTGGAACATGTATCTTAGAAACACGAGAAACATCATGGATTCTTATTTTGGTTTTAGGTAAGTTCTTTTCTACCCAGCGAAGTTGTGGTAGTGTTGTCTTATACCACTCATTCTGTAAGTCATAAGCTGATTTCGAGTCAGTTTCTGGTTTATATTTTTCCCAGTATTCTAGAGGAACTTTACAGTAGATCTCGTCAATATGAATACCAGCCTGAATGAAACTCACTAATATGTTGTGACTATCTGATCCACCAGTGTAATGTAGAACGAGATAATCATACTCATCTCTTAGCTGTCTACATCTATCTTGATATAATGTTTCAATACCTTCAATTGGTTCTTTAGTCCAATCGAATGCATCAAATTCTGAATCATGAAAATGCCAAGATGGTCTTACCTTACTCTGCTTAGATAATAATTCAGCTTCACTTCTTGAAATTACAGTTTTATTACCAACTGTATAATAACCACTTGAACTTATCATTTAAACTTTATTGAATGTGTTATGCTGTCTGAAGGTATTGTTATTGATAGGTTTATTCTTCTACCAGATTGAGCACCAGATACTCCGTGAAGAACATGACTATTTAATATAATCCATGTGTTCATTGGAAATTTGGCAGTATCAACTACTTGTAATTTATCTAAATTATCGCAATGTGTTATTTCATCATCAGTTACATCTCTAACCAAAGGATAGTTCGGTTCAAGAAAGAAGTTGGTAATGACATCTTCTCCACCTCGTTCTATCAAATAATAAAGACGAAGTTTCGGTCCATCACAATGTGGTCCTAATTCTGTAGCGTCAATGTCACCATAACTAACACGAACACTGGTTTCGTAAAAATTTCTGGTGATGTTTTCTTTGACCCAAGTTTCCCATTTATCACCAAGAGGATATGCTCGTTGATGTAAAGTTGGAATTTGTTTATTATCTTTAATCAAAGTTCTGTTTCGATATTCATCATTGGAGATGCTTAGTTTAACTAGAACATCATCTTTAATGTGAAGAGATTCCTCAACAGTTTTTACTGCATGTGACAAAAACTCTTCCGGAACTTTTGGTAATTCTGGAAGAGTTAGCCACGTAAATGCTTGTGGTTTATTAGGCATTCAATACTTTTGCTAGACTATTCATTACTGCTGCAATACGACCAATGTCGCGAAGTTGTTCAACAGTATATCCTTCTTTTTTAAGCGTATCATAGTGTGCCTTAACACAGAAATGACACTTACCTACGATACTAGCTGCTAGGCTATATGCTTCGAATCTAGCTTTTGTAGTTCCACCATGGCTAGCAATCGAATTCATACGTAATTGTGCTGGTAATCCCTTGAGTGCAGAATCATCTGCCATTTCAACATATGGATACCATACATTGTTTTGTGCCATAATGCTTGCTGCCGTCATAGCTGCGGCACGTTCCTTAACATTGTTCTGTGTATCAGTCTTGATGTTAAGGTCAGTATTTGACAGAACAAACGCAAGTAATTTGCCGTTGCCTGTTGCTACCAACGCAGCCAAAGCGCATGCCTCAGCTTCGACTGGATCTAGTGTGCTACGCTTGATTACAGCGTCTAGATTCAGCTTAGTATCTTTAGCATACTCTGGCAGACTCTCTTTGACTGAATCAATCCAAGCTGACATTACAGAGTCTCCCCACCAACTGTACGATTACATGCACATAACTCACCAGTCTGCAACGCATCAAGGATACGTAATGTTTCTTCTGGTGAACGACCAACGTTAAGGTTGTTTACTGTAACATGTTGAATGACATTCTCTGGGTCAACAATGAATGTTGCACGCAAAGCAGCACCTGCTGGCGCATAGAATACACCAAGCTGTTCAATCAATGATAACTCACCACGTTGCGTATCTGCGAATTGTGTATGAGTAATCTTCTGTAGATCACTATGTGCTTTTTGCCATGCTACCTTACAGAATTCGTTATCTGTTGAACCAGTCAAAAGAACTGCATCACGATCACTAAAATCTCCTGCCAACTTATCATATGCTACGATTTCAGTGGGACATACGAATGTGAAGTCTTTCGGATAGTAAACGATAATCTTCCATTTACCTTCGAATGACTTTTCTGTAATGTCAAAGAAAGCATCTTCTGGTTGTCCTGGACGAACACCAGTTACTACGAACGAATCTAATTTATCTCCAACTGTTTTCATTTTTATTTCCTTTATGGTTATGTTAAATGTTACATTAATACTTAGTTAAAAATCAGCGTAAACCCTCATTTTTACTAATAACATTTTTCAATGACCTTAATTGATTTTTTCAATATCGATATTGCAAGACTTTAGAAAATCCAACCCATGTTCATCGCGATATGAATTTCTATAATAAACTTTGTTGATTCCCGCACCGTAGATTAACTTAGCACAATGAATACAAGGAGCGTGAGTACAGAATAAACTGGCACCATAGCCTGATTCACCATCACGTGCAAGTTTTGATATAGCATTCGCTTCAGCATGAATTACCTCATCTTTCGTTTTAGTTACAACTCCACCATCTTCGTGGACTTCGACTATCTCCTCACACTCGTTTGTCCACCCAGCAGGCATACCATTGTATCCAATCGAAATAATACGATTATCTTTAACAACAACAGACCCTACTTGTAATCTTTTTGCACTGGACAGCTGAGCAAACCTATCAGCCGTATCCATAAATGCGTCAACCCACTTCTTTTTCATATCATTAACCACAATAACAATGCTACAATAAACAACCACTCAACCAACGTAAATTTACGCTGTATTTTTGTTAAAAAGTTTTCAATTTTCCAATGCATGGATATCTTCATTGGTATACTCTTTGATTAAACCTCGCCACTGAACAACTTTAATTTCATCACCAACCCAACGTCCCCAGTTACCATCTTTGTATTCGCAGTACTGTGGGAATTCCCATGCCTTTGTTGTGACTTCATAACGACCATTTTGTGTTGGTTTAACTTTAACTGGGTACCATTCTGTTCGTGGTAGTCCTACCAAACGATCCTCAAATTCTCTTTCCAACCACTCATCATGAGCAGTTTCTAGACCAGCGAAATCGATAATGTCTGAAGGAAGTTCATCGATACTACCTTTATCAGTGACATCATACTCATAGTATTCATCACATCCATCTTTATAGATACCAGCATAAGCCATACCACCCTCGTGATAGATAGCATCAACTTGCCATCCCTGCTCACCGAGATAATCATACAAAGCAATTGGTGGCGACCAAGCTGTATTACAGTAGATAGTTATTTCATTATCACCACTACGTTCCCAATCAATAATGTCAGCTTCCCACTTTGTTCCCCAATTATTCACTGACCAATCATATTGCCACTCACCAGCTGGATTCGGATGAAGATGTTCGAATGGGCAAGCCATAGAATGGCCAGCATCATTTTTCTTTTGCATCTCAGCTTCAAGAGCATCAATTTTTGATTTGTCTTCATGATAAAGACGCATACTGTTGTCACACCAATTTGGCATTTTATTTCTCCAAAAGTTTCATAATATAATTATACCATACTTTCTTAATTTTGTCAAGTATGGTTTCTTTGCGTCTATCTAAGACGTAGCTCCATCGTTCGGAGCTGCAGCTTTTTTTGCCACTGACTCTTTCTTTGCTGGTGGCACTGCAATTAAACCTGCTTCATGTACTAGTTTATGTGTAATTTTTGGATACATTTTTGTCAACTTCTGATCTTTAATTGCAAGCAATAGTTTAGCTTCAGAAGGATGGACGTTTTCCAGTAATTGAATAAACAAAGTCTCACGACGCAAGTCAGTTAAATCTTTACGACAGAAAATGTATAACTTACGCATTTCCATATGTAAATTTCCTGGACTCATCCCGATCGGAGCAGGATCTTCTTTAAATGGAGGATCTCCATCAGGTAAATTAAATTTCTTTTGCGGATCAAAAGCATAGTCGAAAAGAATACGTAAAGCACCATTATCTTTATACTTGATAACAGAAGATGGTTCTTTATTAATTTCATCAAGCAATTCAGTTATAAGTTTAGTAGCCATTAAAAGTCCTCTAATTCATCTAAAAGTAAACGGCACTTATTTTCAATTAAGTAACTCATAATTGTCATTTTGTCGCCATTCGGTTTATTGTTAACATATGTATCTATAATTTCTGCGCATACATCTTGCGGAATATGATCAAAATCAATCAACTGGACATTGCGATGCCAATTGCGTCTTTCATCATCATTTTTACAAGCATCATATCCCAACTCCAGAAACTCAGCCAATCGTTTAGCTGAAACAGGTTTCTGTCGTTCACCAATAACAAACACATCATCTTTACTTAGGATATTCGGAATGCCATCGTCTCCAGCTTTAACAATATGAGTAATCTTTTTCTCATAAAGTTCTTTAGCGTTGGCTTTGATTTGTTTCTTTTGCATTGGAGAATATTGATAAACATTCTCGTATTTTTGTAATTGAATGAAGTCACCATCAGAAGAAAGAATCATAACTTTTTGTGGCTCTTCGATCAACCCCTGCTGAACCAATGCATTTTCTTGCGTCCACTTAGCCATGACAGCAATAACATCATCTGCTTCGGCACGATCGATATGAATAACACGATATGGAAAATGTTTTGCGATATCGTCACGGATTTCTGATAGAGTATCAAAAATCAATGTCCAGTTTAAATCACTATTATCTCTTGCTTTCTTACGATTCGCTTTGTATTGTGGGAACACATCACGTCTCCAGTATTTACGTCCATCGCAACAGATAACTAACTCTCCGTACTCTTTACCATACTTCTTCTTGTAAGATTTCAATGTAGATAATATTACATGACGAATCAAGTTTTTAACTTCTGAGTCAGTACCTTTCAACTCACGCTGAAATGATAGGATATTGCTCAAGGCAACTTGTGAATAATCAACTAAAATCATTATGTTCTTCCAATGTTATTTGCTTGTTTCGCACCAGCAAAGATTCTTTTGTTTGGAGCATAAATGTTAGTCGCTAAAGACAATCTAGTTTTAGAAGACTTATTAGTTTCTACTCCATGTGTTATGTATCCAGGGAACATAACCATCTTACCAACCTGTGGTTTGATTCGTTTATATTTCGCATCATACTGACCATCGCCTGTTTGAATATCGAAATTAGTATAACCACGTGGGTCCATTAAAATCAAATCTCCACTGTTTTCTTCGCACGCAATGTAATAAACGATAACGAATAAAGATCCAGGGTGATCATGCATCTCAAGGTTTTCCCCAGGAGTTTGAACGCTGATATGTGAGCGACCGACAGTTGGTTCATATCCAAAAGAAGGAGGAAAATACATTGGTGTTTCTTTTAAAACAATATCCAACATATCTTTCTTTAACTTATTGAAACAAGGAAACTTCATAGACCAAACGTCACCATACCCTCGCTCAACTTTTTGAAAGTCTTGCGCAGCACGAACCATCTGACCATATGTAGCATCATCATACTTAATGTCAGTCTCCCAAACTGGAGTAGACCACCACTCGCTTTTAACTATATCCATTAAAACGCTCCAAGTAAAATTGTTTCTTCATTAAAGCGACCATTCGGTGTAGCTGGTTTTGTTGTTAGAGATTTAACAGCACTATTCAACGCACGCTTACCCAAAGATAATCCCTTGAAGAATTCTTCTGGTTTACGAAGAGTCCATTGTTTAGATTCTTTAACGTCAATACCAATGATAGTAGTTCCCTTAACTGAAACTGTTCCACCATTCTCACCTTTATATACACCAATACGACGATACTTCGTATTATAGAACCAAACCTCTGAAGAACCAATAATATTAGTAGCATTCACTGACTTAAGATTCAACTCAGCGAACTCTTTAAGAATCTTCATTTTGGATACCATCTTAGTTGGCGACACCTCTTTACGCTTACGAGGTGCACGATTAGCTTTAGATGATTGAACTTGTTGTTGACAATCTGAAATAATGCCATCAACAAACTCTGCGAATTTCTTTAGCTCTCGTTTTGAGAAGTTTGAGTAACCTTCCACGAGTTGCTCGTCGTCGCCAGCAATTGCTTCAGCCAATTCTTTTGAGAGTCCGACATAGAACTCTCCGATACGTTTAGCGATTGGACCTGCAACTTCATTGGCTGCGAGATAGTTTTTTGTTGAAAAATCTGTTTTTTTGTTTTGTGCGAAGTCATCAATGGCACCCTCAATTTCGCCAGCAAGTTCTCTGGCTTTTTCTTCCATGCGATCTTGAATTGATGCTGTTGGAACCACTGGCGCAGTATCAACATCAATCTTTTTCTTTTTAAAGTTTTTATCTGTAATTTCTGTGATCTTATTTTCAATCCACTGTTCTTCGCGAATATCAAGATATTGTTCACGGAGTTTTAAACGACAGATAACACCGAGTTGACGGACAACATAATCAGGTGCGTCGTTGAAATGAGACACTAACCCTTTACGATTAGTTTTAGTTAGATATGAATTGACCCAGTTTCGTTTAACTTTGTCGTCTTCATTATTGTTATACCATACCAATGCTTTGGTTAGGTCAATTTTATAATTCTCAATGCTAGTCGTTGGCTCGTCACCTTTGCCAGCTTTAAGAATTGCATGCGCTTTCGCATTACGTTTTGCAGTATTACTCATAGGTTTACAACCTCCATTTAATAATATAATTATACCTCATTATTGAATAAATGTCAAGCATTATTTCAATACGGCAGATAGGTCCTCACAGAGTCGTTTTCTGCCACTTTCAAGTAAAATCCAGTGGGAATATGGGTAAAACCTTTGTTGTAATGTGGAAAACTTTAAACGAAGTTCTTTCTTGGAAGACTCTGTGAACGCTACAAGAGTGTTGCATTTGAGTTTCCTATGCAAGTTCCAGTTGGTGTACTTATCAAAATTATCTTTTGAATATTGCTTTGGAAATTTGCAAACATCAAAAGACTGACCAAGTGTTTTTATATAAGCTAAAGAAACTAACTCGCTCATATAAGAATGTTCCTTAATCGCAGAATAAACATCTTCAGTTTTATAATGTAACTTAGAATCATTTTCTTCACACTTTATTGGAACTCCAGAGAATGGATCAAGCATTATCAAATTTTTAATTTCATTGGATAATGCAATGTCCATCGCTGGTAAACATCCATAACTATAACCCATTACATTTTGTATGTTATGAGTAGTTATTAATTCTTGACAAATACTAACAACGTCTGAATGATTAGTTTCTGGTATATCAAACGAAAATGTTTCTATACCAGAAGCATTGAGTAGATCACAAAAACTTTCTTCCTCAAAATCCAAATCGAACATGGATTTAGTTTTCCATGTTGCTCCCATAACATAAAGGAGTTTAGTTTTTACGTTACTCGGTTTTCGGTGGTGTATTTGCACTTGTCACTTCTTCGTACATCTCAACGAATTCTTCGTGTTCAGCTACTTCTTGTGTTAAAGTTTGTTTATGATAAACTTTAGCCATTTTATTTACAGTTTTCTTTGAAATCTGGAAATTGTCAGAAACATCTTTTACGATATCTTTAATTAGATCACGCTCAGCTTCAATACGAACCATTGAGTTGCTAATCTCACGAATAGCACCAAAAATTTTCTTACGATCTTCAATAGATGAAATGCTCATTATTAATCTTTCTTAGAAGTTGATACTGAACCAGTACCACGGAAAAACATACCCAAAAGGATTGCTGCTACCCAAGTGTCAAATGTGTATGGAATTAGAAATGTAGGGAATAGTGTATTGAATGCCCAGATTGATGCGAATGGCATAAACACAATAAGTGCGACAATAAGAACTACCATACCTGCGATACCGAATGTGTTAAGAGCTGCTTTAAACATAATATACCTTTATTAATTTACAGAAATAACTGTGTCCCAGCGGAAAGATCTCCACTCAGATTTACCTAGATCGAAGACGCGAACTGCGGATCCAACAGTGCTGCTATTTGTCTCTTCCTCCAACCCGACGCTTGCTTTTGGTCGTTTGTCAGCTGGGATTTTGGATTCGATAAGAGTGCAGAGCATTTCTCTTTTCGTTCCATCTTTCTTTGTGAAAGTGACAGTTGTTCCGTTTTCGTTAGTGCGCAACTTTGTGAGGATTTCATTTACTTCCTTTTCATTCACTTGTGGTTGGGTCGTCATTATCAAATCTTTCTTTCAATGTGTTAATTAATGGTAGGAAAAAATCTTTAAATTCATTTTTACTATAAAACATAGTATAATGATTGTCAACAATAATGTTACCTTTATCATCTTTAAGATTACGTCTAAAGGTAACTTCAATAACATCATAATCATGTTGTTTAACTTTCAATGAAGTTAACAATCCAGATTTAAACAATTCTGCTTCGTAATTAAGTCCACTCATGATCACCTTTCTTATGTTTAACCTTGCGTGTGAATGCTACTTTGGATTCTACAACACGCATGCGATACTTCGGTGTTCGTAAATCCTTGGCAACAAAGTCGCGAGGTTTAATAAGATTATACTGCGTTTTCATTTAAATGTCAATTTTCTTTTGTCTTTGCGAATTTTGCTCTTGACTCAGCCAACTCAGCGTCAATCATCATACGCTTATACTCGCTTCGTCTTTCTTGTGGCATCAAAGCGAGAATTCTCTTTGTACTTTTACTTAATTTAAAATTTTTGTCTGCTTTCATTGCATAACCTCATATGTGTCGAATGGTGTAACTCGACTTGCAATCAAATCAAACACCAATTCTTCTAGTTCTTGGATCTCTTCCAGTGTAACATGGCTGGCGTCCAATTCACCATCCAATACTGCCTTCATTACCAACTTGCGATCTTCAGTCATACCCAATTATCCTCTTTATCCCACTCACGATTTAAATAGTATTCTTGAATTGCAAGAATTGCTTGAGTTAGATAACCAACTCGTTCTTCTTTATTGAATATCCCATCACCATATGGGCTTGCTTCATAAACAACATCACCACCTACATCTGGACATGCTGCATAGAAGTTACCATGACGTAGACGTAAGTAAGCAACCAAATGCTCACCAGCGAATACATCATACTGTTCTGGACAGGCATGACAAGTTCGCTGAAGTATATAACCATGTATCATTACAGGTTTTTCCCACATTTTATCATTCATCGACTCACTCCAATCTCTGCGTCTGGATTATCCCAACACGCATTACGATACTTATATACAAAGTTTACTAGCCCATCATATGAACCCCAACCATTCTCTGGGTTATATGTTTTATACTTGTCAGGGTCTGAGAGTAAAATATTAAATCCCTCGTCAAGCATCTCAGAGATATCCTTCGCATTATTATAATCATGTTCTTCTGGTCGCCATAGAATATCGTATAATGTTTTACCATTACTCAGTTTAACAGCTGATGCCATCTTACCGAGATTATGAGTAATATTATTCGAGTAAACTTCAGTCGGCATTACTTTAGTTAGATATACGTCAAGACTCATTCTGTTCTATCCTCAGCTGAAAATGGAATAGCAATTCCACCAGCAGAAATCCAACCACCAGTGCTACTAGTCTTCTCATTCTCATCGTAAGTCCAACCGAGCACCTTCATCATCTTGTGTTTAACACGAAGATTTGGTTGACGATACCTATCTGTTGGAGTAAATCCCATCATAGAAGCAACTTCAACGACAGCACCACTTCGACAAATTCCAGCATGACAATGAACAACAACATTCATGCATGTTTCTTTTGCATGTTGCAACAAATCAACTAACTGTTTTGCTTGCTCATCGCTAATCATCGCTTCCTCTGGAAAACGATCGCCATCCTCAGCGTCTAGAAATTCAAATTGATGAACTTCTTTAAAACTGCGTTTCGGTGTTGGGAAGAAAGATGCTGGATCAGCAATCTGAATCAGCATAGAGTTGTCACCACAGTCGTAGTGCCATCCGTTCTTCACATCATCCCAACTAACATTTTCAATCCAACGAATCATTACTATTCTTTCATAAAACCCTACACCGTAAGTTTACTCCCAAATCAAATAAATGTCAAGTCTTGTAATTAAAAACCCTACATAAAGTAGGGTTATTGGGTTTACTTAGATGTAGCTCTATAAGTCCCATCCCAGTTTGGAGGAAGTCCCTCCTCGAGACGTTCCAGCATAGATTCATAATATTTTGTAAGTTCTGTATCTTTGGAGATTAATTCTTTGCAAACTTTCGTGGCACGATTCCAGTCGCCACGATAATAACTTTGCAAATAGTCATCATGCAAATATCCAATGGTTTTGCCAATAGTAAATACTTTAACACCTTGCGTTTTACCTTTCACTGCGATGCAATCCATTTCAACTACAGGATAGTGGTCTTTAACTAATTCGGCTGTTCTTTGTCCAAGAACAATTTTAACACCATATGGCTTAGACTGTCCCTCCAATCTTGAGGCAAGATTGACGCCATCCCCAAGACAAGTATAATCAAAGCGTTGAGAAGAACCCATATTCCCAACAACCACGGTGTCAGTATTAATACCAAGACCCATACCAAAAGCTGGTACACCCTCTTTAGCAATTTCTTCATTAAATGCATCTAAATCTCCTAACATAGAAAGACCTGTCTTAACAGCATTAAGTGCGTGGTCTTTATCATCAAGTGGTGCGTTCCAGAAAGCCATTTGAGCATCACCAATGTACTTATCTAACGTACCATTATTTTCAATAATTTTTGCTGTCATCGCTGTCATATAGCGATTCATTATTTTCGTAAGTCCTTGAACATCTTTTCCATAATGTTCTGATATTGTCGTAAACCCTCTAACATCGGTGAACATAATTGAAAGTTCTCTTGATTCTCCACCGAGTTGTAAAAGTTCAGGATTTCGTTGGAGTTTTTCGACCAAAGCTGGAGATAAGTAGGTTCCGAATTGTTTTTTAATTTGGAGCTTTTGGCGCAATTCGACAAGGAATTTGACAATGTATCCATGGAAGCTACAGACGAATATGGTAAGTATTGGGAAGACAGCATCAAGTAGATAAGCTGATCGAATAAAGAGTTGGAAACCTGTCCAATAAGTGATGAATCCCAAAGCGATTGCGAATACATATCCATGTTTATACCTTGTTAAAAATATTGATAACAATACCGATACAACCATAAACAAAATTTCTGCTGGTAATGCCCAGTCAGGTCTTGATATATTTGTTCCACTTATTACTGTATCTAAAACGGCAGCGTGAACGTAATGTGGATAGACAGATCCTGTAGCAGTAGCGATTGGATTGTTAAGTCCTTTCGCTGTGAGACCAACGATGACGATACCTCCGTTAAAGTTCTTTGGTAAGTTGCTTGCGGAATGTTCAATTGGCTTAGAGCTCCAATCGACCCATACTCTACCGATCTCGTCAGACGTAATTTTTCCAAATTTAGGAATTCTGAGTGCTTCGATTGATCCGTCATTAACTTTAACTTGGAATGATGGGTCTCCGCTTGCGACTCGTAAGGTTTCAAGAACGATACTTGGGTAGAGTTGTCCATTAGAATTGACGACGAGCGGTACTCTTCTTGTGACGCCATCGATTTCTGGTAATGTGTTAACAACGCCAATCCCAACAGAAGTATTATTAAACTCTTTAATATTAGGTTCAATGTTTTCATATTTGATGCCTGTTGTTGCAGTATCACCACCGATAACCGAAACACCTGGACGGAATGGTGGGTATGTGTTTGTTATTTTATCTGATGTAGCAACATGAGGAAGCACTAAAGGCACTTCCCTCATTAATTGTGCTAATTGAGAGTCCTGACCAAAGCGATCACGCTCAGGCATATAGATGTTAAAGACAACCAACCCAGCACCATGAGAATACAAATCAGCAACCAGTTTGGCATATTCTCCACGAGGGAATGGGAATTGTCCTTTTTGTCGAATATAGGCATCGTCGATATTAACTACGTGTATCTGTTCTGATACTGTAGTCCCTTTACTTGTTATTAGTTGATCGAAATAACGAAGACGAACTGACTCTATGAAACTAGGATCAGCTACTCGCAATAAAATCAAAAGCACTAGAGTTACTAGTGCTGTCCATGGACTAAGAAGTTTTTTCATATTACCATCGATAATGCTTGCGCAGCGGAAATAATATAACGACATGCTTGCTCATCATTAGCTAAATCTTGAGCAGCTCTAACTTCAATAATCTGTTGCATTAAGAATTGGTATTCTTCTGTAGTTAATTCTGAGTTCTCATACTGAGTGCGAATAACTAACATTTCATTTGCAAGTGCTGCAGCAGGTCCACCCATTCCAGCAACTTCTCTTAACTGTTCTAACATTATCTTCCCTCCCACGCTTCCGCTATGACATTAATTCTTGTTCTATTAATCTTTAAAATATTTTCGCAAAATAAATCATTTTTAGATTCTTTCGCTTTATTGATAGCATCTTCTAATTGAGAAATTGAATTTGCTTGAGGATCTTTTCTAATTTGAGTATAAACTTTTAGATGCTTAATTTTATTCTGAGCATCAGACCAATCTTTGTTTTGACATGAAATTTTATCAACAGCAATTTTAACTTCAACTAAACTATTGAACATGGCAGGATCATGCGGTATCGGTAAAATTATGGAACACCCAGTTATAACTACTACACTTAATGCTGCGATTATCTTTTTCATTTTATCTCCTATTGTTTACAGGCACATTTAGTTTCATAATCTTTAATTGCTGCTTTAATAGCATCTTCAGCCAAAATAGAACAGTGGATCTTCACTGGAGGTAAAGCCAACTCTTCAGCAATTTGTGAGTTTTTAATCTGACCAGCTTCTTGTAATGTTTTTCCTTTAACCCACTCAGTTACTAATGATGATGAAGCGATCGCCGAACCGCAGCCGTAAGTTTTGAATTTAGCGTCTTCAATGATTCCGTCATCATTGACTTTAATTTGTAACTTCATTACGTCTCCACAAGCAGGTGCGCCAACCATACCAGTGCCAACAGAGGTATCTTCTTTATCGAAAGATCCAACGTTACGTGGATTCTCATAGTGTTCGATTACTTTTTCGCTATATGCCATATCATCCAATCACTTTTGTGTTATGTTAATAGTAGTGCTACCACCCCTATTAACTTGTTGATAAACAACTGAACCATCTTGCGATAAATTTATTGTTTTATCTGATTCTTTATCAATAGTTATTTGTGCTGTATGACTACTTATTCGATATAAAACTAACTTATCGTTTTCATCTATACCATACTTCAACCCAGATGATTCATTATATCCTGGAAGCATAGTTTTTTGTTCTAGAATTGATTCTTGACTCGCAGCTAATGCTTTATTACTTTCGTCTAATAGATTAGTCAATAAATCTACATCGAGTAAATTGATATCAAGCGAATTAAATTTTAAAACGTCTTCATCTAATTTCGTATATTTTAATAAATCAACATCTAGAAAATTGACATCTAATGCTGTCTTTGTTTCTGATTTATATTTATCCTCATCAATTTCTTTTGGTGGAGAAACGATAAGCATATTATTTATATTTGATTGGTCAATCGAAACGATGATTGGTTTTGATGGTGATTGGTTTCTATCATTAACAATTGTTGTTTGATATGCCACATCCATAAAAACAGATCCAGCTTCAGTAGAAACTTCAATAGCACCTGTGACACATGCCTTTTTGTCACAAGAAGGCAATAACATAATTAAACTTCGCCCCAATTCGTCAACAGTCATTGAAAAGTCTGTTCCTCTGACAGCTACTGTTGCTGTTGGAGTTTGAACATTTACACTTTGAGGATTTGATTTTGCGATTTGACCACTTGCGTATCGAGCAGTACCCAATACAACTTTCATTGCGAGTTTACCTGAACCTTTTTTAGGATCGTACACGAAGTCATCAATAACGAGTTTTGATTGCTCGGTAATGTTGACTGTCGTGTTATCCTCGAAAGTTAATTTGGCTTTAGCCTTTGCAGTTACAACTGCGTCATTCATCTCCACCTCAGAGTTTACTTTACTCTCAATGGACTTTTTATTTCTAACAATTTCCATTGGTCCAGTCTGTTCAGAGACTTTACCAACACCAGCGTAATTAGTTTGACTGGTTAATAGTAATATTGTTAAGGTTACCAGTTGAATTAACAGTAACGCTTTTCGCTGTAGTCCCACTCTGTGTCACTCCAATAGTATTTGAATCACCAGTTGCATTAACAATAGCACTCGCAGCTCCAGTGTTAGTTGAAGTGTGAGTGATAGTATTAGTACTACCAATAACAGTTATTTCACTATTATGGTTAGCACCTGCGCCTAAATTTTGAGTGATAGTATTGTCGTCACCAGTTACTATTTGTTTTATAACAGAACTTGAGCAACCAGCAGATGTAGTAGTTCCACAGTTTACAGTTTGAATGTTACCGCTACCAGTAGTATCAATAACTAAAGAAGCAGCTGATCCATTAACAACAGCATCTAATTGATTAGTAGATCCTATTTGCTGAATGGTAACAGTGTTAGATCCACCACCAATGAATGTTGGTGATAGTGAGTCTCCGATTCTATTGCTAGTACCGTCTTGAGTTATACTAATAGTAGAAGAATCTCCTACCTGTTCGATATAAATTTCATTAGCATAAACGAAAGTTGAAACAGTCACACATAACAAAGATGTGATTAATTTCTTAATTTTCATTTTGTTCGTTTTCCTTGTTTGGTTTTGGTTTAAATTTCCAAATACCTTTCTTTTCTCCATCCATAATCATCTCATAAACAGCCTGTTCAATAGCCACTCTCACTGCATACGTTGTTGGCTCGTTTAACGCAGAACCATTTTCTAGTTCTAATGAAGATGTCCCAGCATCAACAAATCTTAGGACACCAACGTTATGGGCTGTACTATAAATTGTTTTAGACACAGCGTTAGTTAAAAGGATTTCTCCTGATGTAACGCTAACCAAACGTAACGAAATTACTACCTCATCCACACGGTATTGTTGACTACCGCCAATTCCCAAAAATCTTGCTCCATTACCACCTGAGCGAATGTTGCTATCATATCCAATAATACCACCTTCAATAACTACACCAGCAACAGTCATAGGTTTTAATGCTTTAGCATCTTTTCCTTCATAAACTTCTCGTTGATTTCTAATCAACTGTCGTTCTTTAACTAAGTTATCTAAACCAACTCGTTCAACTACTTTGAACCAGTTTTTAGAATCTTGTAAACTTTTAATTAAAAACACTTCACCACCTTGAGTTACTGCACTTGAAAATAACGCTAACTTATCATTTGGTTTTTTCTGTCCTGTTTTATCAGCGAAAGTATAAACAGCAACTGTTATCGGTGCACCATCCAACTCTGGTATCTTTTCTATTAGAGCTTGTCTTGGTTTTAATTTAACTGGTTCTTCTTGTGCCAACATCATATGGACATTGGCACAACCAGTTAAAAATACTACTAATAATGTAATTAAATAACGCATTAGAATTTAATTCTTAAGTTTAATCCAATAATGTTGCTTGTTGTATCATTTATCCAATTCTTACCAAGTAATACTGCATAAGTAGTATTACCATCAGTTTTAGATAATGTTAAATTTGCTTCTTTAATTTTGTCAGTAGTTTCACCTACTTCTAAATTTAAATCTCCATCAAAAACTTTAGTTCCATAACTAACACCATACTCACCAGTAGTTTTAGTTGTATTAACAGAATCAATTGTCATTGCTGACTGCACACTACCTGCTTCAGTTTTAGTTGGGTTTGTTGTTTTATTAATCATACCACCAACGAATGGACGGAATCCATAAACATTAGGTGTATAAGCTCTTACGTTAGCCCATGTTGATTTAGTATCAAGATCAAGAGAATTAGAGAATGGTCCAATTGTTCTATTATATTTGTTATTAAAACTTGCTAAACCAACATCGCCTCTTACAATGAAATCTTCAATAGTATAATTTGTATAAACGCCAAAGTGATCACCTTTTATAGTTCCACTATTATCAACCCCACTCATCTTACTTCCAATTTTATTGTATTGAATACCAACGACTAAATTTTTTGACACATCAGTTTCATATGCTAAACCAACAATAGACGATGTAGCAGAATATCCAGAATTACCAGAATAAGTAAGACCAGTACCATTAATCGCAATTCTTCCCTTTTCATCAGAAACTCCGTTATTTGCATTTAAACGATTTAATCTTCTAATTACACCAGATTTGATATTTGCGAATTGTTCAAGTTGATCAGCACGACCAGAGAAACTGTCATTGGCCACGCTAGTGTCAACTACGTTATACAATTCAGTTGTAGTTGTTGTAGTTCCACGAGATGTTGTAGTTGTTGAATCGCTGTATGATGTAGTTGTAATTGGAGTAGTATTAGTAGTTCTAACCCAAGGATTTGTTACAGTTGTTGTAGTTTCTCTTGCGATTGTTTGAACGCCAGCTGTTTTGCTCGCAACATGATGAGCCAATGATGATGTTAATACTGGTAAAGAAGTGTTAACAGCATCAGTCACAATAACTTCATTAGTTACTGAAGTGCCAGTCACAGTTGGAGCTGAAGGAGTTGACGCAGCAGTAGTGGCAGATCCAACATCAGTCAATGTACCGAAACTACTTGTTCCTGCAGTACCACCACCTGCTCCACCAGCGATAGCAGTAGAAGCAGAAGCGAATGCTGATGGTCCGAAAATATAAGCATAACGATATGTTACAATATCACCAACAGCTAATCCACTAGAATAAAATGCGACACCGATGGTATAATCTCCACGAACAACATCGTGTCCACTAGTGTTATCATAGTAATCTTGTGGGTTATTTGACCACATAGGACTAATACTTGTGTTAGTCCCAGTAGCTTGTGTTGTGTATAATCCTAAAGCATATCGTGACGCCAACGCTTCAGAGAATACTACGTTAGCTCTAGGAATAACACCATAACCACGCACGTTATCAGTTGAAGAACTATCACCAGCTGCTGCTCTAGCATCTGGGTCAATAAATCTAGCGAAGTATAAACCATCCATAGCGATATTTGCTTGGATTTGAGTAGCGATGTCTAGATATTGTTTACCAGCACCCAAACTATATGTATGCTGTAGGTTAAAATCGCTATGATTAACTGCCCAAACTGCTGAACTCGAAGTTGGTGTTCCAACCCAAGCACCACCTGCGACCTGAGTCACATATGCATTATTATTATGATAGTTTGTTCCAACTCCACCATTAACGATACGAACAGCCCATCCCTCGAACGGAGAGCCAGGAGTTAGATAATCGTATGATGTATTAAAAGTACCTGTTCCTGTTGAGTCGTAAAGTAATCCAGGAGAAGTATTGCCACCAGAACCCAATGTTCCAGTTGTTTGGTTGACACCTGCTTTAACATACTCATTAACTAATATTACGTTCTGAGCTAAAGCAGCACTAGATAAAATTGACGCAATAACGCTTGCAACTATTTTCTTCTTAAACATTTATTTTCCTTAGAATGCAAAACTCGCGATTGGAACAGTAATATCAGTACGATTACCGTTCGACTCGATTATAGTAAGAGTCACTTCAGTACCAGTTTTCACCCAAGAAATATTAGTTCCTTGAAAATCCATTGCACCATTATCAGACGCACCTTCAGCAAACATAGCGTCTGCCAGTTGTTTCGATAGTTGAGCGTAGATGCGAGATTCTACGTTAACTAAAAATTTTGATAGATTTGTATTTTTAGCATCACGAGCAGCTTGATCGTTGGCTGCTTTTTCAGCATCCTTGATAGCTTTCTTTCTTGTTGCTTCCAGTTGTTCGATTGTTAGAATATGTGATGAATATCCAACACCACTGAATGATGGAGAATTAAATTGATGAGTAAGTTCAGCTGCGAATGTGTTACTTGTTATTAGTAAAATCGCTAGTGCTAAATTTCTTTTTTGAAATGCCATCGTTCTTTTCTTCGTGTTTTTCTCGTAACGATAATATGACATTCACTTTCTGATTCAAACGGATAAGGTCGTTATCCAACATCCTAATTCGATCTATTAAATCAATCAGAACTTTATTTGCTTCACTTGTTACTGGTTTAATTTCAGTAGTAACCCACTGCCAAACATAGTAAATAAAATACCCAAGACCAAATGCTGCGACAATTGGAAATCCAAATTTGTTAACTAATTCTACGATATCCATTAGTCTCTCCTCGCATCAGATTGCTCTGCTCTGGCAATACGATCTAGGTCTGGTGGGATTCCCAAAGCATGAGATACTTTGGTGTCAATACGGATAACATCATGGTTCATTGCCGCAACTCGTTTATCGAGAGCGATAATTATACCTTTCATACCATTAACTGCTCCAGTTACACCTGCCAGGATGAACTTTAGCGTCAAAAATACGAAATATCCGCCTGCAATTGCTGCAGCGATCGGGAAGCCGAGTTCGGCTACTAGCTTAAAAAATTCCATTGTATACCCACTTGTTGTTATAATTATAGGATTATACAACTATTTAGGCTAACGGAAGTTGTAGTTTACAACAATTCTTGGTTTTTTAGTTGGAGGTTGTCCAGCATGGTAGTGATCCCCAGAAAATAAGACCATTCTACCACGTTTAGATTCAACTTTATTTGTGACGTAAAAGGACTCATCGAAGAACAATGTGCATGCATCTGAATCATTAACATAATACAAAGCTACAATATGCGGAGAATAATTATCCACATGTGGTGTATTATATTGAGTTTCTTCTCTTGTTTGGGGGAGTTGGAGATTAGCCTTTATTCTGATCAATTCCTTAATTGGAGTTTGAGTTCTTAAACAAAATTGTTCAAGAATAGTAGCCCCAAGTGGATAATCTATAGAATTTGGTTTATTTGTGAATAGGAAGTTCGTTAATTGAACACCCTCTATTGTGTTTGTGTCGCTATATTTTTTATAAACATCTGATGTCACGCTTGCGTGGTTATCAGCTGTTGAGAGATACCATGGTAACGATAGAAAACCTTTCTCAAATTTATCGATCTCTGCGTCAGTAAATATGTTATCGAATACAGCTATCATCTGAGTGGTTGTCTCGCTGGTTTTTCTTGTAAAAGATCAATTTTAATGTTATCATTAACTTCTACATCATCACCCAATTCAATCAAATGTTTAGTATTTGCGTGGTGATGGGTTTCTATTTTAGGTTTAAAGAAATCTTTTATGATACTTTTAGATTCTTCTGGTAGAGGTGCTGGTTCAGGTTTTTGTTCCTCAGAAATATATGGTTGAGGGACGACATTAAATAAACCATCAGTTTCTCTCCTCATGTTCCAGTTTGCTGCGACTAACATAAGAACAGCCAGTGGGTCAAATACAATAACAATCATAATGATAACCCATCTAACAGATTTTTCTAAAATGTCAGCATCTGGGTTATCACCATAAATTAATGCAGCAATGTACTTAATTGGTCCTACTTCTGCTTCGACTTTACGGACTTCGCTGGCGATCGGCGCACGTTCTTCGTTGAGTTTGGCGATCTTGGTTTGCGAGTCGCCGATTTCTTTGAGGATTCTTGTTCTGTCTTTTTGTTGGTTTCTACGGATGGCGATTGCTCGATCGGCTCCTGCTGAATCGGTTGTTCTTGAGAGGGTTGAGTCGACTTGCGAATCCAGTTGATTAAGTTCTTTACGAGCTGCATTTAAGTTTTCCTTTTCTGTTTTAATTTTCTCATCCACTAATGACAACTTAGCTGCCACATCTCCTGATGGAATTGCTTGGTCTAAGTGTGCCTTTGAAAGATATCCGAAGATACCCATTGATGTTAGTAACATCAATATAACCAAAGCTGATGTGAAGTAAACTTTCATCAACTTCGGAATTTCTTTCCACGAACGATATAACCATGAAGCGACTACCAATTTAGACGCTTCTAGTAACGAACCCATAATGAAAATAGGAACTACTGCTGCAGCGAAAATCGCTAACAGTCCCATTACTGAATAATAAGCAGCACAGGCAGATAATGCCAATGCTGTTATGAATAATAGTTTTGTCATAGCTTGTTTTTAATATGAGAACCGTGGACTCTTACAGAGATTTGACCATTATAGTAGTCGTCAGATTCTAATACCTTTCTCGAAAATTGTTCTCGTGCTTCAATATATGAGCACTCTGCCTTGGATTTACAGAAAAACAAAATCTCTCTGGTGAACATATCCACCCCGAGTTGTTCAACGTCTTTGTTCAATTCAATGCTAGAACCATAATATTCCATCCAATCTGAGTCAATCTTTGACTTGATTTTCTTTTTCTTCTTCGTGCCATTCTTTAAGACAACTGTTTTAGTAGATGTCTTTGAGAACTTGGCTAGTTTTTTACCAATATACTTACGATTATTCGTTAGGTTCGTAATTTCATATACAAACCCAACGCACTCATCAGGTAACGATTCAACTATATTATCTTTATATTTCCACATAGAAGACTATTTATTCGTCGTCTTCGATGTCCTCTTCTTCATAGATATCAGCTGAGCAGATTGGGCAATAAACGATGTCTTCCAAAGAATGATCATCTCCCTTTAGTGTGATTTTACCAAAAGCACCACACTCCGTGCATTCAAAATGTTTAGTTGCCATTACTGGTGTTTCCCCCATACATCATCCCATGAACCAGACAACGCACCTTTAGCGTAGTCAGTTACACGATTCTCAAAGAAGTTACCGTGAACTGGTGCGTTGATCATTTCTTCAACCCATGGAAGTGGATTTTTCTTACGCTTAAAAATACCTTTCATACCCAAAGAAATTAAACGACGATCCGCAATATAACGGATATATTCTTTAACATCTTCAGCTTTCAAATTTCTCATATCAGCATCAGCGAATGATAAGTCAATAAACTTATCTTCAAGTTCAACCATCTTCTCAGCGATTGAATAAATTTTACTTTTCAATTCATCATTCCAGATTTCTGGGTTTTCTTTAATGTACTCTTTAAATAATTTAATCATTGACTCAGCGTGCATTGTTTCATCAACGATAGACCAAGTAACAATCTGACCCATTCCCTTCATGAGACCATGGCGAGGAAAATTAAGCAACATGATAAAAGAACTAAAAAGTTGCATACCTTCTGTAAAAGCAGAAAATACAGCGATATGTGTTGCAGTCGATTCAAGAGTACCGTTTTTCGAACTGAGTTCGGTAACATAATCGTGTTTGTCTTTCATTTCCTGATATTCAAGGAATTGATTGTAAGTGGACTCAGGTAATCCAAGCGTTTCAATCAAATGACTATATGCAGCAATATGTAACGCTTCACGTGCAGCGAAGCCAGACAACATCATGCGAATTTCTGGTTGCGGAAAATATGGAAGATAGTTCTTAACATAACCACCAGCAACGTCAATGTCGCCTTGTGTGAAAAAACGGAAAATATTAGTAAGGAATTGTTTTTCTTCCTTAGTTAATTTCTTCTTCCAATCTTTCACGTCTTCCATCATCGGAACTTCTGTATGAAGCCAGTGTGCTTGTTCATGTTTTAGCCACGCTTCATATGCCCATGGATAATTGAACGGCTTAAAGTACGTTCTCTCATCTGTCATTTTTGTATTATTCTTTTTCACAATCTGCCTTATATTCTTTAATTTTTACATTTAACATAATACCAAATTCTGGATCGATGGAAACATCATCTAATTTATATACTCCATAAGGAGTGTCAACATATAATCCTATATCAGCAACTGATCCTGGCTCACAAGTTCCAGAAGTCATCGCATCTCTAAACTCCTGTCTCCACAAATCCAAAATTTTGTTACCTAATTTATGTGCATCCATATTATCCCTCGCAAGCTAAACACTCATTACCTTCAGCTAGAGCTGTTAGGTCAATCTCTTTAATAACTTCACGTTCAATACGCTTAGATACTTTATCAGCTTTAGCAATCTTATCACTGCGACAATAATACATTGTTTTCAATCCTTGCTTCCATGCTTGGAAGTGAACAGCATGAATGTATTTAATATTGGAGTCTGGACGGAAGAATACATTTAGTGACTGCGCTTGATCGATGTATTCTTGACGATCTGCTGCATGTTGAACTACCCAACGCTGGTCAATTTCCATAGATGTTTTGAAAACATCTTTCGTCCAGTCGTCCATCCAATCTAGATGTTGAACACTACCATCATTGGCAATAATGCTAGACCATACTTCATCAACCCATCCTTCTTTATTATTTACAGATTGTTCTTTGATGATTGCATCTAAATAACGATTTTTATTTAAGTGCGATCCAGAAAGAGTGTCTTGACGATACGCATTGGCACGATAAGGTTCAATGCTAGGAGAAGTATTGCCCATGAGAATGGAAGAAGAAGCATTTGGTGCTATCGCAGTTAAATGTGAAAATCTGTTTCCTGCCCATTCTTGTTTTGTTATTTTTTTAACTTTCATTTCTTTTTCCTTAATTCTGCATTTTTTGTAGATGTTTCTTTATTCTTCATTGGATTATTTTCACTAAAACCAGAACGACCTCTAATCCATCCTTCTGGAATTTCAACATTTGGTGGAATCTTTTTATTAACTACACCATCAGTAATCCACTTCCATCCGTTCATTTTTGGTGGAGTCAATCCACCATTCTTATAATTCGCTTTTAATTCGTCACCAGTGATACCTTTGTTCCAAGCAGTTCTTCCAATATTCCATTTACCCATATGAGGTGCTAGAGTTTTCTTAACAATCTCGAAATGTCTAGAAGTTAGAACATCAAATCGTTTAGCGTTTTTTCTAGAAACTCGAACCATAGAAGAAAATGCAAAGATTAATTTTTGATTCTCTGGGTATATTTTACATAATAACTGGTGACAAATAAAGTGTTCTCTGAAGGTAAGTTTAACTAGATTATCATGGGTATCAGTTCCACCCAAGCACTTAGGTAAGATATGATGTTTTTCTGAATAATCTGTTAAAACTCGGTTCTTGGCTCGTTCGATGATCGAATCGTAAATCTTACTGTATAGCATTGGGTGCTCCATTTAATTATATGCTCCTAATGCTTATTTAGCGATTTTACATTTTCAGATCATCTCCTTCAAGGACGGCACAAGCACGAATAGACATTTCTTCACCACCTCGGACAACAGTAACAAAATCAGAAGACTTAACGCTAATGGAATTGCCAGAATCATCTTCGAAAAGAATTTCACTTTGTACATCAGGAGCCTCGCCTCTCTCGGAACCAAGTTTTTTATTCGCTGCATCTAATTGTTCTCTAATGTATTTGAAGATTTGTTTGTTTCGTCCAACTGCGATTGACGATTCCCAGGGAAGATTGTTTCGCTGAAGAAAAGCATGCCAGCCCAAAGCACCGATACCAATGCTGCGCTCACGTAAGGCAGAATACCTTGCACGCTCAATGGAGGCAGGAGCATTATCAATAAAATACTGAAGAACATTATCAAGCATTTCTGCAATATCAGAAAGAAATAAAGGATCTTGTTTCCACTCGTCATAGTATTCTAAATTTAAAGATGATAAACAACATACAGCTGTTCGTTGTTCGTTTGTTGGTAAAATGATTTCTGAACAAAGATTTGATTGATTAACTTTAAGACCTTTATCCTTTAACCACTGAGGTAATTTACGATTTGATTCATCAATGAAGTGTAGATATGGTTCTCCAGTCTGCATTCTCATTTCTAAAATCTTTTGCCACAATTCTCTAGCTGAAACTGTTTCACGAATTTCATTAGAAGCTGGGTCAATTAAATTCCAAGAATCGTCAGCATCATGATCAAGCATACACTTTTCGATAATTTCCATAAACGCATCAGGAATATTAATACCATGGTGTAAATTTAGGCAACGCATATTCTGGTCACCAGTTGGTTTACGCATATCTAAAAATTGAATAATATCAGGATGACTGATATCAAGATACGCAGCATAACTTCCACGACGAGTTCTACCTTGACGATAAGCCAATGAAGATGCATCATACATCTTTAAGTGTGGCATAACACCAGTAGATTTATCATCGGCAGAACGAATACCGAAACCAATACCTACACCACCCCCAAGCATTGATAGCCAGTTTGTTTCAGAAAGATTATCTACTAATCCTTCTGCTGTGTCTTCAATATAGTTGAGGAAACAAGAGATAGGTAATCCTCGTTTACTTCTTCCGAAACTGAGGATAGGAGTTGAGTAGCTAAGCCAGTGTTTACTGGAATAATCATATAATCTTTGTGCATGTTCTGGATTGCTACCAAATTTGCTGCTAACGTATGCGAATCTTTCTTGTGGTGAAATTTCTTCATCTTTCATGTAACTTTCTTTTAATCGTATTTTCCCTAGTTCATCAAATAGCGAATCACGAGTGTAGTCAACCTTAATGCCATGCACAACTTCCATATTTACCTCTGTTATTATTATTCTGTTACAAACTCATTTGCCATAGGGAATACTTCGGCAATGACCCTTGCGCACTCACGTGCTATATCCATGTGTTCTTTTTGTGTACCATTAGAACTTCTTAATTCCAAATAATGAACCCAACTACGTAGAGTACCATTCATGTATAATCTACTAACAGTATTCCCTTCTGGTAGAACAGCACGTGCTTGTTCTTTTGCGATACCATTAGAAACTGCCCAAGTATATGCTTCTCTTGCTGCTTTAATCACTTCCCTTTGTTTCTCATTCCAAAGATTTAGTAATTCTCTGTCGTCAGTTTCAACAGAGTTCTGACGATTCTTAGTGTCTTGAAGACGTGCTTCCCTTAGAACGAAATCTAAATCTTTTGTTGGGTCAGCATATCGCTGACTGAATTCTTGGAACGAGAAAGAGCGGTGACGCAAGATCTGTCTTGCAATATCACGAGTTGTTTCAATTTCTAAACACGCAGAAACCATTTCTAGTGGCGACCAGTGTTTATGTTTAATTAAATATCGAATTAACTTTTCTGATGTTTCTGTGTTGAATTGATTGTTTGGATTACTTACTCTAGCACAGAAGCCAATCAACTCCTGCGTATCAAGCAAACCCTCATCATACATTTCACGAGATGGTTTACTATAACTAATTAACTTTACTTTCACTGACAACTCCTATAATTTAACATTTTTTCCAGGTGGAAAATCTTAATTTCGCTTCAATCCCGTGGTGGGTGTTTGTATTTATTATCTCAACGATTTCTTCTTTAGTTTTACCAGATAAAATCATATCGTTAATATCTTTTTCTTCAATATAATCTGGAAACATACAAACATCATAACCCATCTCAATATACTTAGCTAACTGCCTGACGATATCTTTATTGCGAGGTTCGTTGTCCATCACGATCGTTGCATTAGATAGTAGCTGACGAATAGTAGGGGTATCAAAACTTGCTCCTGAAACAGCAATTGCGTTTGGAAGAAATAACGAATCAATTGGTCCTTCAACGACATATATTCTCTTAGAATAGTCAACTCTATCCAAACCATAAATTTTCTCCTCAGTTTCATCTACCTTGATGGTATAATACTTAGGTTCCTCTGCACCATATGCTCTACCTTGAAATGCGAAACATTTACCACTAGGTTTAAAATAAGGAATAATCATACGAGGGTGTTCATCGATAATCGGTTCTGCGAATTTCGGTGTAACACTATTAGTATATGCTTTAAACTTAGGAGCAAAATATAAAAGATTCCATTTATCTTTTGGTATTTTTCTTTTAGCCAGATATGCAACGGCAGGGTGAGTTAATGGTAGATTATCAATTCTAGATAATCCTTCGAGGATATCATCCTCTAAGAGTTCTTCTTTTTCTACTTTGGGAATTAAAGGAGCGACGTCCTTATTTGCGTTATGTTTAGATGCACCAGATTTATATCTTTCTAAGACATATTCATCATATAAATGTGTATCTACATACTTGATGAAGTTACCAAGATTTGTGCCATAATTACAATTATGACATTTAACAAATAGATCGGATTTCGCACGATAGATGTAACCACGTGCCTTAAGTTTGTTGGAACTACTATCACCACAAACAGGGCAAGAGTAGTTCCAAAGATAATCTCGTTTTTGTTTAAAATTTCTTAGGCGAGCACCCAAGATATTTGCATATTTCAAATCAATGTATAACATAATAACTCCAGTAGAATAATAATTTTACTCTACATCATAATAAAAAGCAAATTTTATTTTACCAATTTTGCGAACACTTCCAAATGGCCAATTAAATATCCAAGAACAATCGCACCACCAACAATCATCCAACGCCATTTTTCTAAAACATCTACACGGTCTTTAACGTTTTCCATTGCAGACTTAAGTGCTTGATGCTGGTCTTTATCAGCTTTTGCCAATTCATCAATTTTCTCATCTAGTTTATCCATGATCTCACGATTCCCAGTAGTTATACGGGAATGAAGTTCTTTGATGTCACTTTTTACACTGGCGACATCTTCTTTGATACCTTCTACCTGAGCTTCCAATTTGGCGATTCTTTCTAGTTCCATGGCATTAATCGTTATACAGTTTTTCTTGCAATCGAATCCATTCTTGTAAAGATTCTAATTGTTGTTTAATTGAATTATATTGATTATAATTTCCAACTACTGTTGTTGTGACTTCAGAGAGTTTAATTCCACTGGCTTGATCATTAATTCCGCTGGTGGAGTTGGGAATTTTGTTTTTTGCGGCACTGTCGTGCAAGCTGACAAAACCATTAGGGATAATGCAAGCATTGTCACTTTCTTTAGTGACATAAACTGGAACATTTTTAACAATAACATCACCTGTCTCCTTAATAACCTTTGTCTTTTCTATATACTTTGTTACAACTTTTTCTGTTACTTGTTTAGATTCTTTTTCAATTCTGGCAATCTCTGCTCTGACTTTATCCATTTCGGCACGGTACATAATACCACCTTCAGAGAATATACCAAGCAATAAAACAGCAATAGAAATGAAACGAATTGGTAATTTATATTTCGAGATAAATGGAATAATTGAAATAAAATATGAAACTAAAATTCCAACCAAACCAGATAAAACCACCAAATGAATTAACCAAAATGGTATCAACTCATAAATCCAAATTAACATATTAAACTCCAACAGGGGTTTTACGTCTAGCCATTTGTTTATATTTTGCTACATTTTTCTTAAGTGGAGCAGGAGTGTCAGTGGCAACACCAGCACCAGTAACATTGGCGACTCCCTCTTCAGATATAGGATTCTCAAGAAACTTTTTAACAAGTATTTCTTCTTCGACCATAATAACACCAGAATTAACTTTATCAAGAATTCTTAGGTATTTTTCTTCCATCAAAGAAGTTGTTTTATCACCACTCTGGTAATATTCTTTAACTAAAAATAAAGCAGCAATAATATTTTTTAATTTGGAATCACCACCTGGCAATTTACCAATAATTTTTTTCATATTAAAAACCAAACGATGAAGATAAGTATAAGCGTCTTTCTCTTCAGTAGTTTTTAATGTGCTTGACTTCTTAAGGTTTTTACCTTTTTCATCGATGATACCTAACTTATACGCTTTGGTATCAACGAATGGAGTAACCAACATAGATAGAATTCTATATGCTACTAAGTTGTCTACTAATCTGCTCATATCTTCCTTAAAACAGCAATTATGTTTTCGTCTAATTTTACGTTTGACAGTTTAATTCCATACTCAGGAATTTCTTCTGGCATTCTATTGAGAAAAACTAAGAAAGTGACTAATTGTTCCCACAACGATTCTTCTAATTTATAGAATAACATCTTAGTTGTAGATTCACCGAACACGTTATATAAAACAATAATGTGATTGATGATTAATCTCTCTCTTAATTCTCCAGTATTCTTATATCGATAGATTAACTTCTTTAAGTATATAAACTTTTTTAAGTCGTCTTCGAACTCAGCTAAACTATGACATTGAGGATTGTCATAATGATGCATGGCGAATACTAAAAAATTATCTTCATTTAATTCGCGCATCAAACATACTCTCTAACATAATATTCCATTGTAAAGGTGAGGGGAGGAATCTCCCCTCGTCACTTTATTTATTAGGCTACTGTTAGAGTCGCAGCGTTTGAAGTAGCAGTTAAACCATTTCCGCTTACTACTACACGATACTTGTCGCCATCAGTTGCGCCAGCACCATCACCAGTGGCAGTTGCGCCAGTAGTGTATGAATTTGAAGTTGCGCCAGAGATGTCCGCCCAAGCACCAGCACCTTCTTGTTGAATCTGCCATTGGTATGTCAACTCAACAGCACCATTAATTGTCGCAGCAACAGTGAATGTAGCTGGAGCAGGTGCAGTTACTGATTGATTAGAAGGATGAGTTCCGATAGTAATAGCCAAGTCAGCAACAACTGAATCGTCAGCTGCGTCACCACCCATAGAACCAGCAGCTACTAATGTTTCAGTTCTGTAACGTGTGTTACCTTGTGCGTCAGTATAAGACATAGTCTTAACCCAACCTGCATGTTGAATACCTTTAGCTTTGTTCGCAGCTACCTTAGCTTCAGACGCATCAACGCCATATGTTGAATCTAAATCAGAAACTGATTGATCGTTGCGAAGTGTATCTGATAAGTATTTTGGTTTACCAGCTTCTTCGTCTGTCATTGTCCATAGTGCCATTTTATTTTCTCCTTAATTACTTGTTTGTATTTGGCAAGTGTAATTTGTAACCAGTGTAGTCAGCAGAGCCACTATCACTAGATTTAGGTGCATTCTTTAAACGAGCACCACTTGATGATCCAGCTGGGCGACCACGACCACGTTTTTCTTTCTTTTCGTGCTCAGGTGTTTCAGCAGATTCCTTTTCTTTTCTATCATAATCACGAACATGGCGCACGCCAGTACCAGTACCGATTGCAGTTCCATGAGTCGTTGATGTTGTAGAACCCTTATCACGCTTCGGTCCACCAAATTTAGCATTGTGCTCTGGTGTTCCTGGCCATAGAGCTTCGTCTAGACCTGTCATAAATTCTTTGTATGATTTCACTGTCGTCTCCAAGTTACCTTTTTCTAATTCGTTATGTTCTTCATTGCGTAGTTTAGCTAGGTTTTCTCTATCAGAGATAGTGTCTTTACGCTTCAGATCTTTAAGAGTTAATGGTGCTTCACCTTTAGCTTTACGTAGATAAGCAGGAATGTCAACTTTCTGAGCTGCTTCAACTAAACCATCCGCAGTTTGATCGTCAATATCAATTCCGAACTCTTCTTTCATTTGTTTCTTCATAGCCTGACGAGCTAGGTCACGAACACGACTCATTGGTGTATGAGTAGCACCAGACTTATCTTTTACGTCTGATGGCTTCTTAGTATATGGACCATCAAATGGAACATCATTTTTAGCTTCATCTAATTTTGAAGAAACTTTAAATTTGTGCATAGATCCAACTTTCTTTGAGTCATATGAATCATGGGATTGTTTAACATGAACTTCTTTACCATCGTTCTTAATTACTTTACCATGAACTTTATCACCAGTCTTTGGTTCATAGTAATCCATATGAGAACCAACAGTCATATGCTTAGCCATATCTGGATGCATCTTACCTTGTGAAGCAAACTCACGATGGTTAGCTTCATCAATCTGTTCTACTTCTTCTTTATTAAGTTGTTCTTTTTGTCGTTTTTGTTCAGCTTCTTTTTGTTTTCTTTTTTCGGCAGCACGCTCACGTCTAGCTATTGTAGCTGCTGAAGGTTGCTCAAACGGATCACCCCCATGATAAATAACTGCTTCATCGACAGATTCAACTTCTTCCTTAGCTAACTTAGTAGCAGTAGCATACATAACTGACTTAGCACGCTCGCCGTATTTGTCTTTGAAAGATTGAAGGTTTTTCTTCATACCTTTAACGATACGCTCACGTTCAGCCATCTCATCGTCAGTCATCTTTTCTTCTTTTTTGAGTTTATTCTTTTTAACTTCTGGATCTGGAACATGATACTCGTCGTCTTCACGTGGACGTTTACCAAAACCACGACGATTGTCGTCATAACTTTCTTTCATTGTGTCATGTTTAACTTTTGTAGAGTTACCACCATTAGCACCCTGGAAGTGAACTTCGTCACCCTTACGGCGAGCAGTCCAATGACGACCAGTTTCATCTTTGAAATGGTGTTCTTGTTGATCTTTCAACTTGGCAATCGCTTGGTGGTGTTCTGGATGTAGAGGAATAGAGAAGTCAGCACCATGATGAACAGTCTTCATAGTTCCCCATGAATATTTTTTCGTCTCAACAGTTGCTTCTACTAAAGTTTCTTCTTTCATATCTTCCTTGTTATCTTCTTTTTTATCATCATCTTGGTTGTGAAAGATGATATGTTTAGCTCTAACTTTTCTACCAGAAGCAGATAGTTTATAGTCTGATGATTGAACCTCATCTGCTTCTTGAATTTGAGTTTCTTCAGGAACACAGTTAGGAACTTTCTTGCCGTTCTTGTCTTTAAGACCAACAGCTTTATAACCTTTCCAACAAGCTGATGCTAAATCTTTAAATTTCTTTGCCATGTCATTTTCCTATTACTTTAAACTTGAGCGAATCATCCAAGCATGTTTCTTATGAGTATCTAATCTAGCAGCTGCTAAGTCAGCTAACCCTTGCTCATTCTGCTCACTAGCTTTCTTGAATAAATTATTTAGGCTATCAATAACTTCTTGATTTGCTGTCTGTAAAGAAGATAACATATTAACAACTGAAGAAGGAATTGTCTCATCTTCTTGAACTGTTTTGTATGTATAAAGATCCATCAAACTGTGCGGAGCGAAGTCATTTAATGATCTTAGTTCTTCTGCCAAAGGATCTACTGCTCCATAAACATCTTCATAGATATCGCTAAAGAAGTCATGGTATTGAGAGAAGTTAATTCCTTCTACATTCCAATGATAAGAATGTGCTTTGTAATACATAACAAATGTATTAGCCAAAGCAATTTTAAGAGATAATTTTAATTCTTCCATATTAACAGTTCCACTTTCTAAGAGCAAGAGCCTTACGAGTTGGGCGTCCTTTTTCGTCTTTCATTGGACCATCAACTCCACTCATACGTGCGCAGAATGATTTGCGACGATTGGCTGCTTTGCTTCCTGGTTTTAATTTAGATGGTTTAGTAGTTACTGGTGCTTTAAGGTTGCTACCATATTTGTTATTATAGTAATCGCGACCCTTTTGTGTCAATCCACCAGTAGAACTTTTATGTCCTTTAGCGTCAACAGCAGCTTCGCTTAAGTATTCTTTAAAAGTTAACATTCGGTGTTCCCTTTGTGAACTTAGTATGAGATAAACGAGCTTTCTCAATGGCACGAACTCTTGGTGCTAACTTCATAGCAACACGTCCGATAACCTTCTTACGCTTTTGAAGAACACGTTCAATTCTTTCCTTTTCACCAACGGAAAGTTGATTGATGTTACGTCCACGCAATAAACGCTTCTTCATCAATTTAACAGCTAAGCGACGAGCACGTTTGTTAATTGTCGCATTCGATGCATGAGATCTTGCTGCGATAGAAGCTCTACGTTCACGCTTAGATTTTGTTTTAGCAAAACGAACTTTAGCACGAATACGTTCTGAGCGAGAAAGAACTTCCATTAGTTTCTCTTCATGCATACAACCACATTCTTCTTCTGGGATTTCTTCGCCAGTTTCGTCATCGATAACTGCCAACTCATCATCTTCGTATTCTTCGATGAAGTCATCTTCTTGAGCAGAATCAACGATATGATCAATTTGCTCATCAGTTAAATCTAATTCAGCTGCTAATTGGTCTTCTAGATTTTTTTCTGTTTGATCCATTTCAACTGGTTGTTCAACTTCTTCTTTAACTGAAGAGAAGTGAGTTTTCTTCAACTGAATTGAACCACCTTCATGGTCAATCGTATATGTCTTTTCTGCACCTTTAAATGCACCATGACGAATTTCTCCGATAGTGCCAGTTTTACCAGACTCAGAACCCTTAGTGATTTTAACTTTATCACCTAGCTTATGTGCTTCAGCTAAACCTTTACCACTAGCCTGTAGAGATTTTTCATGGTGTTCTTCTGCTTTGTCTGCAGCTTTATCAGCTGCACCGTGTTGACCAAGGTCGCTATGATAACGATGCATTGCGTCATAGTGATTAGACATATGGTAGTGATGTTGTTCAGTACCAACTTTGTGTTTGTTTGCTTCTTCTTTATGCTTTTCTGCTTCGTCGTAATACTTGTCTGCCTGATTACGAGATTCAGCTAACTCAACACGTGTTCCATGTTTAGATTTCATTGCTGACTTAAAAGAGTCTGCCTTATGAGAAGGAACTTTAACGTATGTAGCTTTATCCGTCATATCAGACACTTTTGCTTCATGGTCAGCAAATGTTGATTTAGTATCACCAGTTGGTTTATCGCGATGATCAATTCTGAATTCTACATGAGATTCTTTTAAATTATCGCCATGAACTTCTTTTTGCCACTTCTTAAATTCAACTTCGAAGTTAGCTTTCTTTTTCTCATGCTCAGCTTCGATAGCATCATGTTTCTTTTGACGTTCAGCAGCTGCAGCTCTCCACTTCTCAAGAGCAGTTTTACCTTCTCCAAGATGTTGTTTGATTTTCATTTTACGAACAGTATCAGATTGGTTAGGAGCCATGGTGTGACCATGTTTCTTAGTCATCAATTCAAGTTTCTCCATATCATCATCAGACATAATCGAGCCAGAGATATTGTTGTCTTTAGTAGTGTCTACTTTAGTAACAGATGCTTCTTTTAACTTTGATGGTTTAAGAGTAACATCATAATTGATACCAACTTCAGTGGCCAATATCAACATCTTATCAAGAATCTTATATCCTTCTGGATTAAGTGCTTTAGTTTTGATTTTACGTAAAGCATTATTAACTAACATCTCTGGATTTGATGTCCCTTCAACTTTATCAACACCAAGCATAGTAGCGATGATACGTGCTACCTTAATCTTATCTGTTGGTCTTAGTGTCTTATCGGTAAGTTCTTCGTTCATATCGCCTTGTCCGCTTGTTTTGTAATTTGTTAATAATCCTTCTAACTCATTCTCATGATTATGCCAGTAATCTCTGTGGTGTTCAAACTCACCAACTCTTTGTAAAGATTCTTTAGCTTTTTCTCTAGCTGACTTCCATTCAGAAATCTCAGCATCAGTTAATTCTTCGCCAGCTATATGTCGATCGTTAATACCCATATATGTATCTGTGGCTTTTAATGCGTTAAGAACTGCTACTGGATCTTTCTCAGAAGCACGAGAGATAGTATCCTGAAATGCTTTAGCAGCATCGGCAGTCTTATTAAAATTCTTTGTTGTATAACCTTTAAATGTAATTTCAGTTGGAGCATATCCAATAGAAATATCTTCTTTAACTTGGTTATCAGATAAAGTTACATCTTGAATCCACTTACGTGAAGTATTTCCAGTGGAATCAACTAGAACCAAATAATTTGAACCACGATCTAGAATTTCGTATCGTTGTTCATTAACTTCTACAAATTCACCAACATGATAGATTTCACCTTTGTGATATTTATCGCGAACTTCATCAACAGTGAATTTAATTTGTTCTTTGACAACCTCCAAACCCATTCCCTGACGAATGTCGTTCATCAGGCGACGACCATCGATGTCACGAATAGAAGATGGCAGTCCAGTTTTGAAATGTTTATAGTCACCCTTAACTGCTAGGGCACGCATTTTTGTAGCAGACATACCAGCAGCATCATCGGCATCTGGGTCACGCTCACCAGCAGAAACTACTTGAATGGTATCAAAGTGAAACTCCTTACCATTATATTTGGTAAGGAGTTCTTGATATTCTGGAACACGATCGCTACCAGCGACCATGATTAAATTTTTATATTTTTTGTTTAGTTGCTTAATAGCTTCAATGAATGTTCTTATTTCATTGTTGGCAGCTACAAAGCGAGTATTCGGAAACATAAGGTTCAAATAGTGAACCTTTTTATCCACTGATAGTGGATTCTTTTTAGAGTCTTGGGTCTTTGATGCGTATATTGCGTGGTCAGCGTTATGAGTAACTGCCAGCTTTTTAACGACTTTGATTAGTAACTCGTGTCCAGTCGTTGGGGGATTAAATCGCCCAAAAGCAAATACGACTTTCTTGGATGGAAGTTCTTTTATTAGTTGTTTGTAATTCTTCATTGGACCCATCTATAAAATTATTATTCAGCCTATTATTTAGTCATTTTAAATCTTATGTAAGTTCTTCCCAGTTAATAGAAGCAACTACATCTGGGTTTTGAGCTGTTGTAGATACGGTTAAAATGAATTCATAATACATTTTAGGAGAAGAAAGAGTATTTCTCTCTAACTGGAATGCGAATGGGAATACCTCGGTGCTAGGTGTAGCAACAGATTGATTCGTAGCTAGAACATATCCCTGTTCGTACACGAACTGAGTAGATGTTACGCTGGTTGCAGTTAGATTATACTCAACAGAACTATCGCTACCTGCATCAATCCATGTTCCACCAGTAGTAACACCTTGAATTAGATTCCATCTATAGTTTGCTTGAGTCAATGGTGCAAAAGAGAAGTTCTTTGGTAGAACAATCGCACCATCTCTTCCAGCTTTTAGGCGAACACTGAATACTGGATATGAAGTGTTAATTACTGCAAGTCTGTACGGTGAATTTAATAAATGACCAATGCTACGTGGACGACCACGAAGTTCAAAACCACCCTCAGAAATAACTGAAGCGCAAATTGCCTTTAGAGTACTAGAACCAGATGTTGCTCCAGTATTTGTAATTTCAGTTCTAAGTGGCAGACACGCAGTTGTCATGTAAGTAGTTGTTAGTGGAACACCAGCAGAGATCTCTGTATTTGCGTTATGGAATGTATGACAGTGAACGAACGCACCATCAACAACAAAACCGCAACGAACAGAACCAACACCAAGCCACTCGATATCCGACCATAGGATTTGAACACGATCTAAGTTTAGTGCAGAGAAAGTATTCTCACTCCAATCAGCCTGTTCAATACGACGCTCAACTGGTGAACCATTAGCAGAACTAGAACGAAGAACAAAATAAACGCCAGTACTGTTTCTTTCCAAATACACACCATTGTTGGTATCAAAGTAACCAACTCGTTGTCGAAGGTTAGTCTTTACTGGATTCATACAGAATGTAGTAAGAATCTGCAAACTCTTTCCTGGTTGGTAAGCGAATACACGATTAGTTTCTCTCACAACTTCATCACCGCTGGCAGTACCAACTGTCATATTAATAGTGCTTGAGTTGATGTCATGTGTGCTCGTCGCAGTACCAGTAGTTTTAACAGCCACATGTCCAGTGTCTTGATAACGATGAGAAAGATCGTATAACGTAAATGGGTTTGAAACTCTCAAACGGCCAAAGGCATCTGATTGAGTAGGTGCAAAGAAACTTGTATCTGAAGTTCCTTGAACATAAATTGGATTTTCATTTGAGTTTACAGTTGTATTTTTGGATACTGGTAACGGATTACCAGTATCATTCTTAATCTCACCATCATAAGGTTTAAACAAATATGTCATACGATTCTCCAACCATTTCTATAGATTAATTGAATGGCTCCATTGTTGATTTGAATTATAAATCCACCAGCATCGTTGTCGACAGTGCCTTGGACAGTAATAGGGTTTGATTCCGCATTTCCAGATTCGTCTTTAATAATTACCATTCTACCAGAATTTGGAGTTACTGGTAAAGTTATAGTTACATCTCCATCATAATTAACACCAACATAATAATCGTCATCATCTACAGTATATGTAGGAGTTTCTACTAAATGAGTTGTGTAAACTATATCATGTGGATTAACTTCTGCGAACTCAAATTTTTTCTTTGCTTCATTATATCTTAAATAACGCATATCATAAATGGTTGGTCGATCTACATCATCGAGCCAACGAAGATTAACTTCGCCACCACCTGGACCTGTCGCAGATATTTTACCGATCCACTGTTCAAGAAATTTTAATTTATGTGTTATTGTTTTTAATTCTTTACCAATTGGTTGCTCCAATGGTTGTTGAAACGAGTGAGAATCTTTTGGTAATGAGTTAATATATTTCTCAACGCTATCCTTACGTTCCTCAGGAGTTGGTGGAGTAGTTGGAGAAACTTCTAATAAATTGTAAACAGGATTTACCTGAGGAGTTGATTCTTGTTCAATAATTTCTACAACTTCAACCATCTCATCTATCTTTTTAATAGCTTCAGGTGTAATATTTTTAGTAGAAGCAACTTTACTTAACTCAGAGAACAAATTATTTAAATCAGTTTTAACAGTTTCCTTAACTTGTTTTATTAACTTTTGCTTTGGATCTGCTTTCTTAGCATCAGCAATGGCTTTTAAAAAATCATTTAAATCACTCATCTTTGCCATCCCTTAATGATGTCTGCCGAGAAGTTGGAACGACTGAACTCCATACGATTAACGATCTTTACAGCACCACCCTTAAGATGGTCAATCGCAACGAATCCCTCAACACCTGTAGTTTTGAATCCAGAGGTTGTTTTGAGGAATGTGGAGATATGTCCAGCTTGGTTCATTTTAGAAACAATAATTTCCTTGGCTTCTGTCATCAGATTTGCTAACTCGAAAATGTATTGAATGTCCTGTGGATCGTGTTCAGCAAAATACTTTAGAACCGATTTACGCTTTTCTTCCTGAGCAGACTTACCCTTCTCAGTTTTTTTAGTATCAATTTCTTTCTGATACTTCTGGTGAATATAATCAAACAGTCCCTTAACATGCGCTTTCACATCTGCGAAACTTTCACCTGAGCGAACCTTCGAGTTAGTGTAGGTTTTGATAGCAAGCATCAAATCTGGGTTTTGGTGAATGGCATCAATTGCTTCTGCTTTGATACTATTAAACTTCGAACCAATTCTAGATAAAAGACCATTAATATGAACAGTTTCTTCAGCTGTAAAAGTAGCAGTTCCAGAATAATCTTTATAGTTGGCATCATCCATCCAAACAGAAGGAGACTGAGTCATGGTAGAAACAATTGATTTACCAAAAGATGCTTTCATGGTTTCGAAAGAATCACCAGTATAAGTTGTATGCCACACTACACCGATTTTGGCTTGTTTGATTTTATTCGCTAAATTGCTTCCATCTGGAACAGCATAGACAATTGTATTTGGATGGAAAGTTATGTATGTTTCACCCTCAATGACTTCTTTCTTGAGATCACCTTTGGTGAACATTAGATCCCCTTGGTAGACTCCAGAACGGATACCTAGCTTTTTAAATTCTGTAAGGGCAACTTTGAGTTTAGCAGCAAGATCGCCTTGTGTATCGGCATCAATATCCTTGGCTGTCTTATAAACCTTTGGATTCTTGTTGAATACACCTTTCTTGGCAACGAAGAACTTTCCGTCTGTAGGGTCTATTCCAGCGAATATGGCTGGCGCACCATCCCATTTAACGGTAGCGGTAACCTTGCTTGTAGCATGTCCTGCAAGCATGTCACGAAGGTCTCTGAGGAAATTGATAGCTTTACGAGTACCATTTACACCCTCGTTGAAGATAAGATCCTCGAGGTGCTCCATGTGGGTGTTCTTTTCCTCAACAATAAATCCCTTTAAACTTTTCAATCCCATACCTTTATTATACCCTATTATTGAATTAATGTCAAGCACTATTTTTATTGAATAATCACGTACATGGCACTGCCTGTAGTTATCTTTTTAGATGAGAAATAACAATACTTCATATTATCTTCGAATTGTTGTTTATTCTTTGGTGCTATTAAGAAACTATACAAATAGGAAATAAGATTACAAAACCTTTTCCTAGTTAATTCATCTGCTTTATTAAAAGCAGAAATAGCTTCTTCAT